GAGAGATGTTATACTGCATAATTAAATGCGGATACAGTGAGTTCAAGTCAAACGAAGCAACCCATTTATGCATACCTATCAATGGATCTTTAACGAAAGCACCTTCGAATGCTTCGTTCTTGCTAGAACCAGTTTTGGTGGGAATGGCTATACGTTTCTTGCGTAGATGATTATAGATGATTGCATCCCACATACGAACCTGAGAGAACACATCTTCATAGTTAATCTTTGCGTTGTATGCCATGGTAAGACACAACTCAATCAGTCGCATCTTATCTTCAAGTTTATCAACAAGTTCTACGTCATGAATATTATAGTCAACGAACTGTTGCCAGTAGTTGGTATAAAAGTCTTTAAAGGTATCGCCTGGATTTTCTTTCTTGGCGTCACCAAGTTCTTCGCCTGCAATATAATCTAGACGATATGATTCTTGTTTCTGATAAGTAAACTTCTTATACAGATCCAGATAGTCAAGCTGTGAGATACCATGAATATCAAATGAAATTTCTTCGTTACCTTGAACAAAGATCTTTCGTTCATTGATATAACCCCATGGTGAAAGTTTAGTCGCAATCGTTTCACCCAACTCACGCTGAATACGTTTAGTTAGATATGGTACGTCAAAGAAGTTGATATTCCAACCAGTCAAAACATCGGGATAGTTCTGCTGCCAGAAAATCATAAACTCTTTAAGCAACTGTAGTTCGTCTTTACAACGATAGTATGTGACATCGTCACGTGTGTTTTCATATTCACGTGTGCCGAATGTGATGATGCGTTTAGACTGAAAGTCTTTAATTGTAACTAGTAGAATTTCTTCGTTAGCCTGTTTTACATCAGGGAATCCATCTTCGACTGCAGTTTCAATGTCAATGGTGAATACTTTAACCTTTTCCATATCCCAGCGAATGTCACTCTCATAAGTATCGCTGATATATTGGTGAACATAGTTAGTATTACCATAAACAGAAAAACCCTCAACATCTTTGTAACGATCTACAAACTCACGTGTCTCTTTCACAGTTCCTGGTTTAACTTCATCGATGACTTGACCATCGAGAGTTCTCCAAGAAGAATCTTTCTTTTGAGATGTTACATAAAGTGTTGGATAGAAATCGATCTTACGCTGAAACTGTCTGCCGTTTTCATAACCTCTGACACACATTTTGTTGCCAAAGGGGAATACGTGCGTATAAAAAATCATCTATTATTTTCCGTACATAAGTTGCATAGCATCCAGTGCGCAATCATGGACTGGATGGTGTTTGATAACATTGTGTCTTTTAAATGTTGGGTGGTCTACTTCACAATAACCATTAGTGGAACCAGTAAAACAATCAACAGCAGTTCTCACATCCCTCCACATATTATACGTGGTAATTGGATTAATGTCAAGTCTAACGCATAAACTATCTATTGCAACTTGGTCTAGAGAACCTCGTGCCCACATAGTTTGTTTGTCGGGTGTGGGAAACTTCGCCATATATTCTTTAAGTTTCTTTATTGCATCTTCTGCAAGTAAATCATCAGGACTTGCATCAAAAGAAACTTTGCGAACATATTCGTGTTGATTCTGCCACCACTCAATAGTATCTTTTGAGATGGTGCGACCAAGTCTTTCAACTTGGTCTTTGGATTTTAACTTAACGAAACACGCATCGTCAAGAAGTTTCTGATAATCAGGTTGTTGCTCTGGGTCAAAATAAATTAAACCTGCAGATAAAATCACGCAGGTTGATTCGATACCCAAAGTTTCCACATCAAAAATAAACATTACCAATCTCTTTCATAACCAATCGGTGTAACGAATGCATCAATTTTCTTTTCATCATCCCATGCTTGAGCATAGTCATTATCCTTATCGCACAAAGGAACGATCTCTTCTTTAGCAATCTCTCTGGTGCTAACAATAGTTTCCCCAAGCCACAACTGAGAAAACTCTTTCATCTCGTCAGATGTAACTGTATCTGCTGCCCACTGTTCTGCAGTGCATGGATATTCACGATCGTTATGGTCATCAGGTACTTCAATAACATAACGCATACGATATTGAGAAATAGTTTCAACCAATACAAACTTACTCATCACTAACCTCCGTCATATTAAGTGCTTTACCCAAAGACTTCTGTGCAACTCGAAGTCCATATTCCATTTCTCGCATCTGTAGTCTTACTAACTGCAGTTCTTTAAACAAACGATTCTTTTCCTTCATCAAAGAACGAACATCATTCATCTTGGTTGACCAATAATCTGCAACTGATTCCCTTTGAACCCAAACACCTTCTACTTGTTCATATCCATTCTTGACACGCAACTCGTCAGTCCAGTTTGGACCAAAGATGTAGTTTGGAACCTGATTGTAATATTCATCAATACCAGATGCAGTAATCAGTCGCTGAAGTTTCTCATCAATCTTATCAATATCTTCCTCACTCCAAATCATCTTCATACTCCTCAACACGACCTTCCATTTCTGCATGAACATCACACAGAACTTTATGCCAACCATCGGTGTATCGTTTTCCTGGAGCACCACAATCTTCACAAATAGTGTAACTTATACTCTCAGCAAAGTGAATATAATTCCAGTGCTTATCAGTAGCACCATTCACATAGAATCGTAGTCCACCAAACTTCTCTTTTATTTGAGATGCGACTGGCACTTTAGCAGCTTCTTCATCCAGTTTTGCTTTGGCTTCGTCAATCATTTCTTGAGTAATAATCTTCTGCCCACCTTCCCATTGTGGTTGATTGACTCTATCTTTGATAAAATCATAACGAGATTGTGCTTGACGATAATCAGAAGTCAATAGACCACAAAGAGTATCAATCAAATTATACCAACCATCTCCAGTACAAATACCCCAGCACATGGCAGTTTCTGTCATCGGCGCATGGCGATCCCTAAAAATTAAAGGATATTTTGCACATAGTGCTTCGTCAAGTTCTTTTCTCATGACAATTCCCTACTCATTTGCCACTGCCAATGTCTATACAACTCTTCATAAGCACGAAGAACTTCATCGGGAAGTTTATTACCTTTACGAATTTCTTCTTCAATCACTCTTCCAAGTGCACGACCCAATCTAATTTCTTCTAAGTCTAGCATATTAACTCCAAGTCCTATGGTTTTCTGCTACATGTTCGAGTCCATCATATTCATGGATGTGCCACTTGACATCATCAGGAATCTCAATGATAGAGATCTCCGCAGCCCATCCCCATGATTTTTGACCCATCTCTTCAATCACTGCAATCAAATCTGGATCTGAACGATCCTCATAAAAATCATATTGACTAAGATAACCATCTTCATTGCCACACATACCTTCCTTGTAATAATTCGCACCCATTAGTTGGCTATCAGTTTCTTCTTTCTCAAATGCAATACCCTTACGTGTGAGTAATTTCTCAAATGCTTCATCAGAAATACCAAAACCACCGAAGCAACGATTAATAGCGACTCTTGTCATTTTTAACTCCTAATACATTATGTATAATTTTATCTTGAATCATATGCGGGACAGTTGCATATGGAAAAACTAAAAAGAATGGGCACCCACCATGACCCCAACCACCAGTTTGTAGAAAGTGTTTATATTCAGCAATATCCTTCTTACTTTTGGGATTGAACAACCTCTTTCTTGAAGAATACATTTCTAGTATCATAACGATTTACCTTTAAGTTTTTTCAATTCTTTAATCCTCTCATTAAGAGCATCTTTAATTTTCTCACAAGCATCTAAATCAAGTCTTTTAATATTAACTTGTATTTGAATTCTACCAGACTTATAACCACCAGATGCTTCTTCCCAAGCATAACCAACTTTATATCCAAATCTATTTCTATGTTCAGAATGAAGCCATCGTTCAAGTTCTTTTTTCTGACTGTCTTCTACAATCAAACAACGAACATAAACACTTTCAATATCAATTTTTTCTTCTCTAATGTAAACCCCACACATATGGTGAGTGACTTTATTGTTTGCTCCAGCACCAGTTCTCAAATCACTAAGTCTTTTTGGTAAACACCCAGATTCACCAATGTAACAAATGTCTTCGTGAATCAATTCTTGTGGTTTGGTCAGTGATACTTGGTAAACACCTGAATGTTTACCATCAGTAAACTTTTGCCAAAAGTCAATACAAGTTTTACCCATAGTGGCATAACTTGTAGCAGAAGGGATATCCGTTAGTTTAACCCACTCTGTTGGTTTAACATTATTCACTTAATAACCTTACTGTGGTCAGCCACGTCTTTATCATCACGAAGTTCAATAAACACTGGAAGGAACAAACTGTCCTCGCCTTGTTTATTGGTTATACGACTATTATACTTGATAGCTACAATTCTGTCAACTAAATTTTCAGCCCAGTATTTCTTGCGATGTTCCTCAGTAAAGCCAGAGCCAACATTGACTTTGACAACTCCATCAGAAGATTCACAAATAATTGCACCGAGCATTCCTGCAGCTTTACCTTTACCTTCTTCCACTGCAACAATCTTGAGATCGCACTCGAGTTCACCTTTGAATTTAATCTGAGTCTTGCTACGTTTATCTTCCCAGATGCCATTCCTACACTTTAGGATGATACCTTCTTGACCATCAGCAAGCAAACCCTCGAATAGAGTTCGTGCTTCATCATAACTAGCAACTTCCCAGCGATCTACCAATGCAACTTTCTTTGGCTTGTATGTGTCCATCATAACACAAAGAGATTCAAGTCTTTGGCTATATGGAACTTTACAAACACCAAGAGTAAATTCATCATAAGGAATCAAGTCCCAGATTGTAGCATGAACCTTGCGTGCTTCATCAGTTTTGATTGTTCCCTTGTTCGCTTTATTGAGAATACCATTACCAGTCTGGCGATCGAGAACGATACCCTTATCTTTGACAAGCAACTCTCCATCAAACACACAGTTGACGCCATTTGCCATTGCGATAAAATCTTCTTCAAGATTACCGAGCAGGTTTATCTCTTTACCATTACGTGAACGGAACTCACATTTACCATTTGTGACGATAGCGTTGAATCGCATACCATCCATTTTAGTTTGAACAAAAGCAGGGAACTGAATCTTATCAACCAACTTCTGCTCAAATGGTGAGCACAACATCACTGGATATTCAGCGATAAGATTCTTCCAAACCTTGTTTGCTGTTGACACATCAACACCACATTTCAGATCTTTCTGAATAACTCGTTCAAGAACTTTAGCATCTTGTTCATTAAGTGCTTCAAGATTTGCACGAAGATGATCGATACCAGCATTACCAGTTACCAATCGCTTTGACAAATCACCAATAGAATCCAACGCAAATTTCAGTGAGATACCATCACCTTTGTTTGGTGTGTAGTCAGGAATCTTACGAATGTAAAACTGAGTAAATGGGTCGAGAGCCAAGCGAACTACCTTACGCAGAACCTCGTTATCGCTGTTCGCATTTAGTTGGTCGATTTTGAAGTTGCGTGAGTTATTGCTCGCAAGACTCTCGAAAAACTTATTCAGATTCATTATGCTGCCACCTTAATATTTGACCACTTAGCAAGTTTCTCTTTCTTCTTGATACCTGCTTGAGCCACTGCATTACCATCAATAATTTGTTGCTCGATCATCATCTCGATCATACAAAGCAAATCACCGACTTCTTCTTCGAGTCGTTCACGATTCGTTGCACCATTATGTTCACCATCGATACCGAAACGAAATACTTTACTGATTGCTTGCGCAACCTCAGCGCATTCTTCTTGACAGATAAGCATAATTTCTTTTTGCTTTTCTGTATTGATTTTATTAACTTGAAATTTGTTCACTTTTAATTCCTTCAATGTGTTTACATTTACCATGAAACTTAAACCCAATGCAAGTACAACTCATACCAGATTCAGTTTCTTCTACATAATATACATGATCTTTACTACCAAGAATTTTCCATCGTTTATTATTTGATTTCTCTTCGTATCTTTGCATAACTTCAAACTTACGATAGCGAGTATCAAATGATAGGGGTTTCTTAAACTTCTGAAATTCTTTTGGGTCGTGCCACTTAAAGTAGCCGATGATCTTATCCATAGAATCGTTCATTAGATAAGTGTGGTTCGGCTGACGATATTCAACATCCCACTTAGTGATTTCTCTAGCGAGAATCATGCGACTTCCTTAAAATAACCATAAGGTAGACCATTCAGGAAACAGAAGTATTCCCAGTCACCATCAGCATCGCTAGATTCCATAATCCAGCGAAGTGCAGTGGCACGATCTTTCGCACCCATGCAGATAGTATTGGTGACATGCTGTTCGAATTTAGCAATGCATTCTTCCTGCATTTTCTTCTCTTCAGCAAAGACAACCTCAGCTTGTTTGCTGAGTGAGTCCAACTCTTGCTCGAGTTCTTGCTCAGTCATTGCATCGTAATTCATCCAGCGAGGACGCACACCATGAACATCTTTGTAGAAGTCATAGTGAGTTGCAGCGAGTTGCTCTTTGCGACTAAGTTCTTCCCAAGATTTCATAATATAGATCTCCTAAAATTAAACCAAAGTAAAAGTAGTTTTACGTGGCATACCAGATGCGAAACCAGAAGTGCCAGTGCAATAACCACGTGAAGATTTTGCAGACATTTTGGATTTTGGCAAACGACGTTTACGTTCATCAACTTGGATAACACCACCAGCACGCAAGAATGCTTTTAATGCTTTCTCAGATTCAGCACGAATCTCAGCTTTGGTTTGAACAGGACGATTGTAGATAGTAGCAACGATTTGCTTTTTCACAGACTTTTTCATAATCAAGTTTCCTTTTTCATTCATCATAAGACTATTATACACCGAACCTGAATTATTGTAAAGTCTTTTTTGCAAATTACCCTACAAAATGTAGGGGTTTGTAACTCGTTGATTTTACTGGAGTTTTTACGTGTGAAGACCCTCTGTAGTAGAGGGTCTGTTGGGGATTTAGGCTACTGCCAGAGCGGATGCTGGGGCGATCTGAATACCAGAACCGAAGATTCGGCTATATTCATTGACCATGTTGGTGGCTGGGGTTGCTTCACTGGCGATGGCAGACTTATGTAGCATAACTCTCTCATCTTCAGCATATGGCATATATGGTGCTAAACCAACTCCCATACCCTTTTGTGTTTGCTGGATTACAATAGTTGCAGGATTTTTCAAATCAATTACTTCTGCGAGAACAGAAAATACTTCTGCAATAATTTCTTCACCACTAATTAACTTATACACTTTAATATTCATTCTTCACTCTCCGCTAAAAAATCGATAAACGCTGCAGCTTCATCATGATGGGGGAATTCTTTAATTATGAATTTTTCCTTGTCATAATAATGTTGCGCAATAAGCAATACCCATCTCGCTTTATAGACGGATATTTTCATTATCCAATTGCCACGACGAATCGTGACGAAGGATATTAGATTTGGTGATACTTTTGCTTTCATCATACCAACTATTTATTGGTATGAAAAATTCACTTTAGAACTATGTTTATAACTATCCTAGTTTCATGTTCTCTTGGAAACCTACCAGCATGATATTGAACCCCATCAAACGCAAAAATTGAACCTTTGGTTGGAGTAGATTCTTGTTTTATAGAAAACCTATTCCATGGTTCATCGCATCTCTCATTAAACAGTACAGTATCCCCATCTGAATTGTTTACATAATAAATTATGCTTCTACATGGAGGTGTGGTATCAACATGCGGAACTTGATATTGTTCTGGTCTAAAACTATGTTTCGTTGTCAAATTTGCTTTAACACGAACTATATGACAATGCGATATTCTTAATCTTTCTGTTACAGTTTTTATTAATGGTTGCACCATATTATATGTTGGCATGGCTGCACCAGAATCATAAAATATATGAGAAAATTGAAACGAGTTACATATATTATAATCTTCAAATTTTAATTCATCTACCCACTTATTAAAAAACCATGGGAATGACAATGATGTCATTGTATCTTCTAAATTATCTTGATACTCTTTGTTAATTATATTTTCAATTATCATAATTAGAAAGGGGAGTTTCCTCCCCTAGTTTTATTTTTTAATTGGTGCTGGAGTTGGCGTTTTACCATTAACC